TATGAGGATCTAGAAACATATAGAAAGTACTATGGAATTGATGAAGATGATGAGGAGTAATCTATGAATAAAAAAGAATTTTATGAGATACTACAAAAAGATAATTTTAATAGTGATATGACTTTTGATACGTTGCAAGAAGCAATAAATTTTTTAAGAAATATTTTGAAAACAGAAACTAATTACAATTATAATATCAATAAAAATAATACATACAGTCTGTATAGAGTTATCTATAATGATAGTAATGACTATTATGATTATTATGAGATATTACCAGAAATAACAATAAAACAATATTATAATATGAGTTATGAAGATAGAGAACTATATTTTAATAATATCTAGGAGGTATAAAGTGATAGATTATAAAAGTATAGATAAAGTAAATTTTTTGAAACAAAAACTTTTAACTAAAAATTTAAAAAATGGTCAATTATGGTTATATAGTGAGTTAGGTGGTAATGATAGAATAGGTCATCTAATATATAGTAAATTATATATAGATTTACACCATAAAAAGACTAAAATTTAAATAATATAAATATCATAAAGTTTGGTGTAGGTAGTTATAACTCTAGTATATTTACAATTAATTCAATTGTAGATATAGACAGTAAAAGATATTATCTACATATTACACCTACTAAAAATGAATGTTATGAGGTAAAGGAGGTATTATAAAATGTATGAACATTATTTGATTAGTTTTCAAAATTTAGAAACAGGTAAAACTAAAGAGTTTTACTTATTTACAACACCAGAAAGTGTTAAAAAAGAGGCAACAGATTTAACAGTTAGATTTTTTGGAAGTACTAAAAATATAATAGTACATATTTATAAAAGATTTAAAACATTAGAATTAGGAGGAAATTATGAATAAAGTAAATTTAAAAAGATATTTAAACAATAAAAATAATAAAGAGAAATTGAAAACAAGTTGTGTTAAAGATAATGATAAATATATCATAAGTAATAGTTTTAGTGTAACAGTACTTAATGATAACTATGGACTAGATATTATGAGTGATAAATATGGACTAATTAGATTTAAAGATGAATTTGATAGTCTTAATGATATATTTAAAACATTTACAGAACTACAAGATAATGAAGAAATGGTAGAACCTATTGATAGTGAATATGGTATAAATATTAAACTATTTAAAGAGGTAAATAATTTAATAAAAGCAGATAAATATACTATTTTAGAATTTAAAAATAGATTTGAGAAATATATAATTAAATTAGAAAATACAAGAAGTGGGGAATATGCTTATATATTACCAACTTGGAAATGTTAGAAAAGTGAGGAAATAAAAAATGAAAATTAAAGATTTAAAAAATAAAGTTATAAAATTAATAGAAAATAATGAGTATAATTTAGTAAAATTTAAAGGTATTTCTTTAAGTAGAAGTGATTTAGATACTATATTAATGTATTGTAATATTTTAGAAAAACAAGGAAACTTAAATGGTTATATAGTACTTGGAGAAGTTAAAGAAGTATTTGATAAATGTAATATAAAAGTTAATTAAGGAGGAAAAATAAAAAAATGATAAGTATTCAAAGAGGATTAGAAGATTTTAACGAATTAAGAACTACTATAAAAGGTGTAAGTAATATTAATTCATTAGTAGAACTAATTTATGATAATCCTAGATATAATATAACAAAGGATTTAAGAAATACTAAAGGTTGCATAGATATAAAATACAAAAACATCTGTGCTACTATACAACAAAGAGAAAAAGATTTAGAAGTATTAGGAGATGTTGCAGTTTGGGATAATAATGGAAGTTTATATTTTGTGGTGGTTAATATGTATAATTATGTTAAGTATAACATAAGTATTAATGAAAATGGCGAAGTTTATGTAAATTCTTTTCACCCATACGATGAACAAGAGTATTATTATGCAATAGGAAATAAGATTTATAGAGATGGGAAATTGATAGAAGAAATAAAGAAAAGTGAAAATATTGATGAGGTTGATAATATAATTTTAAGATTAATAGAATTGAATAGACCATTAAAATCAATAATGTGTCATGATTAAGGAGGAAATATGAAAAATAAAATTAATAAGTTAATAAAAAAGTACAATAAAATTTTTAGTAAAAAATATGGTGCACCATTTGATATAAGAGAAGACTATTCAATAGATAGTTTAGAGAGTTTACAAATGGACTGTGTTTGTGATAGTGAAACTACGTATGTAGAATGTGAATTATTAATAAATTACTTAAATTATTTAAAGTTAAAAGAAACTAAACTTTTAGAAAAATTTGAGAAAATGGAAAGTGAAAAAAATGAAATATTATAGAATATATTTAAAAAATAGAGTTATAGATTATGCTTATTCAATTAAACAACTTAAAGAAGTAATTTCTTATAATAAAGTTAATTATATTGAATTGTGTGAAGATAATAAAATATTAAAAGTATATAATTCATTAGAAGAAGTTATAAAGGAAGGTGATATTTAATGAATGATAAATTATATGAAGAATTAAAAGAATATTGTAATTATGATTTAAAAGAAGTTGAGAATACTATACAATATTTTAGAAATAGACTTGCAAAAGAAGCACATTATGAAAGTAAAAATAATTTAGAACTAATGCTAATTGATGAGATAGACTGTGTTTTAGAATGTGTTTATGATAGTCATAATACTGGAATAGATTTGACTGAAAGTGAAAAATTAGAAATATCTCGTAGTATAATAGATAGTGAATATCAGTTTTGGGAAGATTTGAATGTTATAATTAGTGATATTATAAACAATAAACTAAAAACTAAATTAGAGTATTTGAGAAATAAAAATAAAGTGTCTAATTTAGACAAAGAAGAAAGAAATCAATTAGAAATATTAACTAATTGGGAAAGTGAATTTTAGAAAGGTGGTGAATAAGATATGTATTTAAATAATAAAGATTTACTTGAGTTAGAACTTTTATATGTTGACTTAAAAAATCATGTAGATGTTATAGGAACAGAAAAATTAGAAACATTAGGTTATATCATAAGAAAAATTGAAACACAAAAAGATAAAAAAGATAAGTTTAATTCAGGATATATGAGAGAAAAAAGAAAAAATGATAGAACTTATGGAAGAAGTTTTATAGAAAAACAAAAAATGTTAGGTATTTAATAGTTATTGAGGAGGTATGCTATATGTATATAGTATGTGAAAAAACTTATTTTGATAGACTGGGGGGAAAGATTAAAGATGAAATTAATTTACATGATAGTGATAATATAAATGGTATTCTTGAATTTTTAAGAAAACAAAATATTTATATAACAAAAAGAACTATTTATCATGCTATGAAAAATAATGTTCCAATTAAAGGTAAATATATGATTTACAAAATAAAAAGTGAAATAAATTAAAAAGTATATGTTATAATGATTTAGAAAGGAGAACTTATGCTAAAGAATATTGAATTAAGAGACTATCAAAAGCAAATATTAAATGATTTAAAGTATGTTCCATCAATAGGACTTTTTATTAAAACAGGTGGTGGAAAAACTATTACAAGTCTTGCTAGATTTGAACAAAACCCTACTAAAAATTTATTAGTAATTTGCCCACAGAAAGTTATAACTCAATGGTGGGAAGAACTAGAAAAACATACTGATTTAAAACCTTTAAAGTATAAACTTAATATGTCTGCGAAAAATAAAGATATACTTTTTAATGATTATTTGAAATATCAAGATGTTACACCTAATTGTATAGTACTTAATTTTGATATATTAGATAAGATAACTTGTTTAGATAAATATATTGACAATAACTGGACCATAATTATTGATGAAAGTCATAAAATTAAGAATATGGGAAGTTATAGACACCCAGTTAAGATAACTAAAAGATGTTTAGAATTAGGAGAAAAGACTTTATATAAAATAATTCTTACAGCAACACCTACTGAAAAAGAAAATGGTGGTTATATTGATTTATATTCACAGTTGAAATTTTTAGGTTATATAGACTACAACGAAACATTTTTTAAAAATAATTTTTGTATAATGGATAAATTCCAAGTTGTAGGTATGCCATTTCCAATTAAGAAAATTGTAGGTTATAGAATGGATAGAATAAATGAACAGTTGAAACCTATTCTAAATGCAACTTGTAGATATTATGCACCAAAATATGGTGATTATGAACCTGAAAATATTAAGATAAATGTACCTCGTGCTAAAACTTATCCTAAAATTTTAAGAGAAAGATGTTATAGAGATATAGTATTTGACAATGTTAGTGCTATGAGAATAGGTAAAAAATCTTTAATAGGTGGAATTATAACAGGTACTAATGAGTTTGGAGACAGATTTAAGTATGATGATAACAATGAAAAAGCAGACTGGTTAGAAGAATTTTTATCTAATACTGATGAAGTTGTAAGTGTTCTTTATTGTTATAATGTAGAAAAAGAAAAGATAATTACTGTATGTGAAAAATTAAAAAAGAAATATATTGTAATAAATGGAGAAGTAGTTGATAAACCTGCTGAACTTAAAAAAGATTTTGATGTAGTTATAGGTCAATATCAAGCATTTAGTGAAAGTTTAGATGGTCTGCAATATAAGTGTCATTTAATGGTATTCTATTCAATGCCTGATAGTAGTTTAATGTATAAACAAAGTCTAGGTAGAATTGATAGAATAGGTCAAGAAAAAGTACCAACATATTATCATTTAATAATGAATAGTACAATAGATGAAAGTATCTATATGATGCTTAAAAATAAGATAGAATTTAGTGAGAAAGAATTAAACGCATTAAGTGTTTAAAAATGAAGGAGAATGATTAAAATATGAATTTATGGATTAGAAGTACAGCAAAAACAAATTTGATACAACCAAGATTTTTAACAATAATGGAAGGCAAAACATTTTATAAAGAAAATCAATGGGAATATGAAGGATATACAATTTGTAGTGTTTCACCTAGTGATAATTATGAACTATTAGGAACATATAAAACAAAAGAAAGAGCATTAGAAGTATTAGATGAAATAGAAGAAAGAATAATGTTAATTAATACTATAAATCTAGCAAAAGATACAGATAATTTAATTGCATGTAAAAATGCTTTAACAAAAGAAAAGATAAAAGGATTAAGTTACCCATATCAAATGCCAGAAAAATAAAGAAAGGAAAAATAAGAATGATAAAGATTAAAGAAGATTTACAAGAAGAATACTATAAAGATTATGAAGAACTATTTTATACAAAGTTAGTTCAAAGAAAAGTAAACTTTAATAGAATAACTCAATGTTATATTCTATATTTACAGACTATAGAAGATATACATAAAAAACAATTAGCAATATGTGATATTCCATTAATTGAAGTTTTAACTGATGATAAAAGAAATGCAAAATATAGGAAAGATTATATTGCAAGATATTTAAAAAAATATAATAGATGTGAAGGTATGCCATTTTGTGCTGATTTAGATAAAATTATTAAAGAACATAACATTAACTTAAATGGTGATTATTATTGCGATTTGTACAAAAGTTTAGGAGATAAAGAATGAAATTAATATGTTTTATAAAAGGAATATTTAGAAGTATTATAAATCTTAATATAATATCAGGACACGATTATATAGAAATTTATGATAATAAAGATATTCAAGTTCTTCAATGTGAATTATGTGGGCATATATCAGTAGGATTTAAAGCAAAGGAAGTGATGAGTAAATGGCAAAATGCAAATGCGAAATATGTGGAAAAGATAAGAAAAAACAAGAAATAGAAATAAATATGTTAAAAAGCGAATTATGTGATTTACAACAAATAATTAAATATTTAGAGGAAGTTAATCGTAAATTAAGAAGAAAAAAGAAAGGTAAAAGGTGTGAAAATGATAAGTGAAAATTTGTATGCGAATTATGTGGAAGATTTAAAGCAGAGAAAGTAGAGGGTAATGAGTAAATGACTTATGATGAATTAGCAGATTACTGCAAAAAAGCAAGTAATGAAATAATTACACAAGATGAAGAAATAAGAAAACTAGAAAAAGAAAACCAGGAATTAAAGAAACAAGTTGATAAATATAAAAAACAACTAAAACCTAATTATTATGTAAAGGGTTTAGAGGGAACTCTTAAAGAATATCAACAAGAAATGAAAAAGTTCGCAAAGCAACAAAAAGAGTTTGTAAATTATTTAGAAGATGAAATAAATAAATTAAAAGAACAAATTAAAAATTATGATATATGGCACGAAGTAGGAACTGATATTAATTTCTTAATACTTAAAAAGCAATTTTACTTAGAAATATTACAAAAATATAAAGAAAGAATAGGAGTATCACATGAAAAAGAAAATTAGATATATAGAAGAAATATATACTGATGAATATAGGACTTTATATCAAGCAATACAAATTGATGTTGATTTAGATAAAAAAAGCAAAGGTATGTGTAGCAAAGAATTAAGAAAATTAGTAAATCCTAATTTAACTATATTATTTAAAAAAGATATTTAACTGATAATTATAAATTAGTAAAACTACAAATTTTCTACAAAGTGTAAAAGGAAGTGATAGTAATGAATAAAGAAGAAGTATTAAAAGAATTATTTCAATTATCAAAAGATGATTTGCTAGATATTTTTGAAATTTTAAATGGTTATAAAACAGCAGTAAATAAACGTAAACCAGATACATTACTTATGAGACAAATTTTTGTCGCTGGCTATCACTCTATTGGAGAATTTTATAAAAACAATAAATTTACGAAGGACTGTAAGTTTGCAGATGCTTTAAATTATAGTACTACAAACATAAATGCATACTTAAAATTAAAAAATATTTTAAATATAGATGATGAAATATTTAAAAAAATTATTGAAGAAATTGAAGGAAGTGGTAGTAATGGAAATAATTAAAAATAATGTAGTTTTATTAAAAGGTAATTGTTTAGAATTAATGAAAGATATACCTGATGAAAGTATAGATTTAATATTGTGTGATTTACCCTATGGAACTACTACTTGTAAATGGGATATAGTTATACCTTTTGATAAATTGTGGGAACAATATAATAGAATTATTAAAGATAATGGTGTAGTAGTTTTATTTGGTAAACAACCATTTACTTCAAAACTAATAATTAGTAATATAAAAAACTTTAAATATAGTTTAGTATGGGTAAAAGATAATCATGATAATCCTCTAATGGCAAAGAAAAGGTTCTTAAATATTACTGAAGATGTTTGTGTGTTTTATAAGAAACAATGTAAATATAACCCTCAAGGTATTATAGAAATAAACAAAATGACTAAACAAGGGAGAGGTGAAAGTTTATCTCAAAAGAATAAAAGAAAAAATGAATATTTACAAACTTATACTAATTACCCAAAAAAATATTTTAAAATTTAAAAGAGATTTACCCAATATTCATCCAACACAAAAACCTATTGCACTTCTTGAATATTTGATTAAAACATATACAAATGAGGGAGACATGGTGCTTGATAATTGTATGGGTAGTGGAAGTGCAGGTGTTGCTTGTGTAAATACAAATAGAAAATTTATAGGAATAGAACTTAATGAGAATTATTTTAATGTAGCAAAAGAAAGAATAGAGAAAGTAGGAAGTGATAGTAAATGATAGATTTTATTAAATATGTATTAACTGTTATTGGAGTATTTATAGTTTTCATTTTAATTATAATATTTGGAATTATGCCATTTAGTAATGATTGTTACAAAGGTAAAAAAATATTTGAATATGAAGATATAGATGGTAATACAGGTATAGCACATAATTGTCAATTTTCCGATGCCGAAGACTATAGTAGAAAAGGTGGGCAAGGACAACCAATATGTTTTGTTGGTAAAAAAGTAATTGTAGTTAAATGGTATGAAGATAAAACAAAATATGAAAATTGCTATAAATCTTTATGGAATTAGGAGGTGATGAGTAAAAATGATAAGTGAAAATTCAGATTATAGTATGTATGGCACATGGAATGGAAAACCAATGTTACCAAGTTATAACAGAGAAGAACGAAGAAAATATATAAAAGAACATAAGCACGATAAAGATGCAACTAATTGTATTCATTGTAATGCTAAAACAATGACAATAACTGATGATAATGGAAATCTTGTATGTGAACTATGTGGAAGATTTAAAACAAAGAAATTAGGAGGTGATTAATATGTTTACAGATGATTTTGATAAACCAATTAGAATATTTATAGTATTTTCATATATTGTTATAACAGTATTATTGATAAGTCTTATTATAACAGTTTATAATGATGTTAAATTCAAAAACAAAGTAATGACTGAATATGATAAATGTATAAATATTAATGAAGATTTATATTGTAAAGTAAAATAAAGAAAGGAGGTAATTAAGTTGAAAGAGAAATTGAGTGTTGGAGATGTTATATGTGCCAATTACAATGGATTTGATGGTGAAAAAAGAGTTGGAATATTTTTGATAGTATATGATGAAAGACAAGATAGAATTTATACAACTGGACATACAAATTTAACTTGTGTAAAAATTACATCAAATAACTTATTAGGAAATAGTTATACTGTTAGAATTAAGCCTGGAGAAGCCAATTTAGAAAGTAGTTGTATAGTTAATTTAAGTAAAATGCACACATTTGTTAAAGACCAAATTTATAAAAAATTAGGAAGATTAAGTTCTAATACTATGTTTAATGTTTTTAAAGAATTAAGAGCATTTAATAATGAAATGGAACAACAAATTTTAGAAAATATATATTAGGAAAGGAAGTGGTATTATGATACCAAAAGAAAGATTTGATATTATTGCTAGTAGTTTAAGTTCATACTTTGGTGTTGGCTTTAACACTATTGAAGAACAACTTGATATTGATAGAGGGTTAATGGTTAAAGAAGTTGATGATGAAGCACAAGACAGAATGGACTTAGGAAATGCTATGGAAGAAGGTTGTCTTAACTATTTTGAGAAAAAATTAGGAATAGTAATAGATGAAAGAAACAGTGAATATAAATATGCTGTAAATGGTTTACTTAAATGTAAAAGAGATGGTAGAACATTCCTAGATGGAATTGAGACTGGAGTTGAAAATAAGTATTCAAATAGTCAAACTAAATGTTTTACTGATGACTTTGGTTATGAATTACAATGTCAAGCATATATGATGGCTTGGGGGTTAGACCAATGGTTACTTTGTGGTATGTGGAAAGGTCAACCTAAAATGAGACTTATAAAGAAAAATGAAGAACTTCAAAATGATATTGCAGAAGTTGTAACAGCAGTAAGTTCTATACTAATGGGTATATCATCTGTTGAAGATTATCCTTGGGAAATAGTTGATAAGTATTCAAGTGTTAAACCATTAAAATCTTTAGGTGGGGATGATATGGAAGATTATGATAAAGAACTTCTACATAGAATAGGTGAACTTAAAGATGAAATAAAGATAAGAAAAACTGAATGTGATGAATTAGAAGAATATGCTAAATCACATTATGCTGACTGTAGATACCAAGATGAAGATTATAAATATGTAATTTCTACAGGGTCAAGAAAAGGAGATATAGATAAAGATAAATTATCTATTGAACACCCTGAAATTGACTTAGAAAGTTATAGAAAACCTGCTACTACTTATTCACAAATAAGAGTAACAAATAAAAATAAATAAAAAAGTGAAGTTATAAAAAATGTTATGTTATAATTAATTTACAAGGAGGAAGATATGAAAAATAATATTTTTGAAAAGAACTTATTAAAATCAAAAAATGCAATAAGAGAAAGGTTAAATGATAAAAGTAATAATAAATATATTTATGCTGATAAAAATCGTACTATATTATTTGGTACAGGACATGAATTACTTACTTTATTAACAATTATAGTAGATAAGTTAAAAGAAACTAGTGTTCCAGAAGAAATGATTAAGAAAGCATTTGACTTAGGTATTTCAAAAGATAAAGAAGCATACATAGTAGAAAATTTATTAAAGACTGTGTTTGAAAATGTATTAAAAGATAATAAGGAGGATAAATAATGGCAGAGATTAAAAAGAAAAGTTGGAAAGAACAATTTATTGAAAATTACAATGGTAAAAGTGAAGAAGCAAAAGAAGTTGCTGACTTTATGAAAGCAAACTATAAAGGAAATAGTTATATTCCTTGGGCTACAATGGAAAGACTTACTTATATGCAAGATCCTAATGCTATATTTGAAACATTAGAAACTGAAAATGGGAATATAGTATTTAGTGATACTTTATCTAATGAAAATAAAGTTGTTCAAAAAGGAGAAGTTGTTAGTGAAACTGTAGCAACTATGATGTCACACTTTGTTAAAGTTAAATTAAAATTCTTAGGTAAAACATTTATAGAAGAATATCCTATTCAAGACCAAGATTATAGTGCTTTAAAAGTATATAATCAAAATGCTGTTAATAAAGCATTAAAAAGAGCATTAGCAAAAGTTGCTAGTCGTGCTACTGGTATAGGACTAAGACTTTATGAAAATAAAGATTTACAATTTGATGCACCAGAAGAAGATAAGAAACCTGAGGTTAAAAAAACAACAAAGACTACAAAGACAACAAAACCAACTGAAAATGGTGTAGTAACAGAAACTAATACAACTACACAAGATACACAAGATACAAAAATTAATGAAGTAAAAGAAGAAGTTAAGACAGTTGAAGAAGTTAAACCTGTAGCAGAAGATAAAAATTATTCTTATTCAGAAGATATTAAAGAATTATGTGGTATAATTAAAAATGCTGATAAAGATAAAATGACAAAAGTATTACAAAGTCTTAATGTAGCAATATTAAGACAACATGGATTTACTCTATCTTTAGAAGATACTGATGATACATTATGTGAAAAATTAAGTCATTTTAAAGATGTAAAAGTATTTACAAAAGCAATTAATAATATGTTAGGTTAGGAGATATTATGAAATTAGATAAAAGATATATAAAATTCCATGAGGTAGGTAATAATAAGTATTATTTATTACCTTTCTCTGATGAATTACATATTGTTACTGAAAGTATATTACCAATACAGAAGAAATTCTTATTCTTTAAAAAGAAAAAAGATTTAGTACAAGGTATTAAACTTTTAGAACTTACAGCACCAATATCAATGTTACTTCAAGAAGTTATTTCTGCTGATGTAGATACTAAAGATGAAGAATTTCCAGATATGACGACTTATAAAAAAGTTGATAATTTAAAAATGAGAAAAACTCTTGAAGAATACTATATGTCAGCATTAAATGAAAAAATTGAACAAATGGAGGCTGACTTTGATAGTTGGTTAGAAGATATTCGTGAAACTATGAATAATCTAGATGAAAGTGAACTTAACAAAATAGAAAATGCTAATAGAAAGAGATTAGAACAAAATATAGATGCAGTAAAATCTCACTCACCATTAAACTTTATGAGTTTTAAATGGAAATCTGGTGAAAACTTAGTTATTAAACGAATGTTAGACAGTAATTTAGAGTTTCTATACTCACAAAAGATAGGTTCTAACTACAAAATATACTATTTATATGAAGTAGATGTATTTGGGGTGGTTACAATATATAAAATACATTGTGTTAAGGATATAATTAAGACAATGGAGACATTTATATATAATAGAGAAATTATACAAGAAATGATGTCTTGTATGATTAATAATAATTTATAGGAGGGATAAAAATGGAAAAAGAATTAAAAATTAAAACCATTAGTAAAAATGATTTTACTACAATGCTAACTAGAGTTCTTAGTGAAACAGTTAATAAAGGTATAAAATATGATGAAGCAATAAAAGTCATGTTTACAAAAGAAGAATTTACTGAATTAAATAATCAGTATAGAACTATAGGTCAATTATTTGGAATTAATTTTATAGAAAATTTATTAAAAGAAATAAATAAGATAGGAGATAAGTAATATGGTAAATACAAGTTTAGATAGAAAATATGTAGCAAAGGAAGGAGGTCAAATAAATTATGACCCTATTCCAGAAGGAGATTATAGATTAAGAGTTAATAGTATTGAGCCTTGGAAGTCAACAACTAAAACAATTTCAGTGATTTTAAAAGATGAAAATGGAAATGTTTTAAAAGATGAAAAAGGTAACAATATTACTGAAACAGTACCTAATTGTGAATTTTATAACTGTATAGTAAAATTTGAAGTTGTTGGTGGAGAATATAATGGCAGACTTATATTTCACAACCTTACTACACACCCTAATATGGACTGGAATATTCCTAATTTCTTATATGCTTTAGGAGTACCAGAATTGAGTGCTGGACAAATTCAAAATAGTTGTAAAAATTTAGAATGTGAAGGTCATGTGTTTATAGATAGTTATAATAAAACAGTACAAAATAAAGAAACTGGAATTGATGAAATAGTTAAGAAAAGTATAAATAGAATTAAATCTTTAAAACCTTTAGATAACCAAAATAATAACCAAAATATGGATAATCTTAATTTAGGTATTTAATGGAATATTTTAAAAAGTATTTTGATGAGGTAGAAAATTGGAATAGTGAAGAAGTTAAAGTACATTGTCCATTTCATGATGATCTTCACCCTTCTGCCTCTATAAATACATATAAAGACCTATTTCACTGTTGGGTATGTGATGTAGGTTATAATGAGGAACAATTTATTGCTAGAATAAATGGTATTTCTAGTGCTGATGCTATTAAGTTATTAAGTAAATATCAAGTTTCTGATAATTGGGAAGTACAAAAAGGTCTATTATGGTCTGACCCCCTAGTTCTAACAAAAACTATATCTTTAGGACTTAGTAAAGAATTAATAGATGAAATGAAACTTGGTATTGTAAAAGATGAAAATGATAGAAAATATTTAGGAATACCTGTTTATTATAATAATATACTTGTAGATGTTAGAAGATACAACATAATGAAATATGAAAATCAACCTAAAATGAAGTCTAATGAAGGTGCTAGAGTTGGTTGGTTGATACCTTATGATAAATTCTTATCTAGTAATGAAATTTGTTATTTATTTGAAGGTGAAAAAGATATGCTTATGGCAAGAGAATTGGGAATTAATGCCTACACACTTACTGGTGGTGCAGGAGCAGTGCCTAATGAGTATGTCATAAATGCTTTTAAAGATAAAGATATAGTAATATGCTATGATAATGATGATGCAGGACATAAAGGTATGGAAAGTGTCTATAAAGAAATAAAAGATATAGTTAAGTCTATAAAATATATAGAGATAGGAGATGTTGTTAAAGAGAATAAAGAAGATTTTTATGATTATATACATAAATATAATGGTAATGTATTTGAATTTTATACTCTTGAACAACATCATTTTAATTTAGAAGAAATTGATAAATTAAAGTTAACAACAATTAAAGAAAATTTAAAGGAAAGTAAATTAAGAAAAGATTTAAGAAGTATAGTTACAATTACAAGTGAATTTGCTGACCCTTATTCAGTTCCTACAATAGTAGATATTAAAAAGATTAAAGATACTGGAACTAAGAACGATACAATGTTTGAGGGGGAAATTAGAACTTGGTTCCTAGAAAAATCAAATATGCAAGATATGTTAGAATTGATAGAGGTTAATGCAAAAAACGTAGAATTAATAAGTAAATTTAAAAATTATTTAAGTGTACCTGCTAAAGAACCAGTAATAGAAATAAATGCAAAAGAACCTAAAACTGTGTTTAAATCAGTTATCACTGATAAAGACAATGATGGTACTGGAGTTAGTTTAGATATTTATAGTTTTGAAAAGTTAAATGTTGGAAGTCAGTATGTAATAGATTATAGAATATATCCACATCCAACAAAAAACCAAAAATTAATTGCAGTTGCATTTAATGTAAAATTAATTAATGATAGTAATAATTATGTGATTAATAAAGACAAGTTAAAGATTTTTAAAGGTGAAGGTAGTGTTAAAGAAAGATTAGATAGATTATATGAAAGTGCTAAACATCACATAGCAAAACATTTGAATTATGATATATGGTTAATGAGTGATTTAGTGTTTAATAGTATTTTAGATTTTAACTATGGTGAACCTATGAAAGGTGCTTTAGATGTATTTTTCTTAGGAGATACACAAGTAGGTAAATCTGAAACTACAAGTAAAATGGTTGAACTTTATAACTTTGGACATTTCTTATCATTAAAAACAAGTACAACTGTTGGTCTTATAGGTGGTTCTAATAAAGTAGATGGATCATTTTGTAATACAATAGGTGCTATACCTAGACAACATAAAAGACTTGCAATATTAGAAGAATTTAGTGGTGCAAGACCTGATTTCATTAAAACTATGACTGATATAAGGTCAAGTAATGAACTTAGAATATCAAGAGTTAGTGGAGAATTAATAGTTCCTTGTAAACTTAGAATGATTACAATATCTAACCCTATAAATGATGAAAATGGAAACCCTAGATTTCTTAATACATTTCCTAATGGTGTAATGCCACTTATGGAACTTATAAAAAGTGCAGAAGATGTTGCTAGATATGATGGGTTCTTGCTTATACCAAAAGTAGAAAATAGATTTAACCCTTTTGCTTATACTTTAACTGGAGAAGAAATACCTAAAGAGTGTTATGAAGAAAAGTCTAAATGGGTTGTAACAAGAAGTATAGATAATGTTAAATTTGCAGATGGTGTTGAAAGTTATATATGGGAAAAGGCAGAAGAATTAAATAAACTATTTGAATGTAATTTCCCACTATTTGGAACTACAACAAGTAAAAAATTAGCAAGGTTCTGTGTGGCACTAGCAAGTTTACTTATGAATGTTGATGATAGTTATGAAAATATAATAGTTACAAGAGATATAGTTGATTTTATGAGTGATTATTTAATTAAAATTTATACAAGTCCTGTGTTTAAGTTAAGAGATTATGCAATAGATTATAGAGCATATAGTGAGTACAATGAAAAAGATATAAAAGATTTACAAGATTTATATTCACATAATTCTACATTTATAGATTTTATAGGAACACAAAATAGAACTACTAGAAGTAATTTACTTAGTATTAGTGGACTAGATGGTTCTAAATTCTCACCAATATTTAACAAAATGGTTGCCTGTAAATTTATAAGACTTAATGGAGATAATGTGTACCCTACAAATAAATTTAGAAAAGTATATAATTTAATAGATAAAGATTTTAAAACTGATATAGGTAATAAAGTTGCTAATTCTAGTGGGGTGGAATTTATAAGCAACTTGTAGGAAGGAGAATTATGGCTAAAGTTGAGATAACTGATGAGTTATTAAAGACATATCAAAAACACCCAAGAATATTGGAAGTTAGATTTATTCTTTTCTTTGATATGTTAGAAAGAGAATATGGTTATGCAGGAGCAAAGAAGATAATCTCTGCTTTCTGCATGGCTTTTAATAGAAATGAAGATATTCTTGATGTAGTTCTTAATAAACGATTTGATATAAAAAGAAAACAAAAAACAAGTAAAATTAAATGGACACAAGAAGTTGTGTTTATGGGAATGTGTTATGGTGAAACACCTTATAAAATAGCAAAAGATTATTTAGTAATTTCACCTTCTAATTTTTATAGGTCCACAATGGCTAATGTTTATGATGTTAATACATTTTTAACTGATGAGTGGTTAAGAAATTTAGATGATGAAGTAAAATTAACTGGTAATTATGCTTATAAAAATGAAGTCAAAGGTTTTTTAGATGTTGTAGATGAACTTAGACAAACATTATGTAAGTGGAATGTGTTAGATAAAAGGAAGGTGAAATAATGTATTTGCATCAAAAATTAAAATATCATTATGAACATATTGATAGTGATAGAAAACTTGATTTAGTTTTACAAGATATGAGAAGTTCTGTACCTAATTATGTAGGTTTTGATACAGAAACAACAGGTCTTAATATTATAACTGATAAACCTTTTTTAGTATCATTTGGTTATAATGATAAAGTCTATACATTTGATTATAAACCAGACTGGTTTCTATCTTTAATAGATGTAATAAATCAATATGAATTACCATTATTTGCACATAATGCTAAATTTGACTATCACATGGTACAAAATGGTGGAAGTCCTATTCCTGATAGTGTAAAGTTATATGATAGTATAACTGTTGCTAGATTAACTGAAAATGCTGATGAAAGAGAAAGTATGAGTTTAGAAGCACTTGGTATTAAATATGTAGATGATGATGCTAAGTTTGCTGGACACATTATTAAAGATATAATACATAAAATAGATAGAGAAAGACGTGATATTCTTAAAAAAGGAATTATGGAAGAATTTCCTAACGATGGCTTTAAGACTATAACTAAAGATGGAAAAGTCAAAGGTACTGGTAAACTTACAGCACTTATTGATGACTATGAAAAAAGTAGAACTAAATGGGTAAATGATGATAATATTTATTTTCAATACATAGATAAACACTTTAAAAGAGCCAATTATAAAGATGTGTATGATAAAGAACCTAATTTAATGAGAAATTATGCTGCTGATGATATAGTTATAATGTTAGAATATTTAAAAAAGGCTTTACCTGTACTACAAGAAACTGATAAAGACTTTACTGTTTTAAAAAGAGAAGGGGAACTTATTAGAGCAGTGTCATTTATGGAAAATACAGGCTTTAAAGTAGATGTAGATTATATACTAGAAAGTAGAAAAAAGATAGTTGAATATAGGGAATTATTATATTTGGAACTTTACATTTATACTGAAAAACAATTTACAGTAGGACAACATAATGAAATTAAAAAGTTATTACTTAATAAATTTGGTGTCAAATGTGAAAAGGCTGATGAAAAAGCACTTAAATATATAGTAGAAAATACTGATAATGAAACATTAAAAATAATATGTAAAAATATAATGGAACTTAGAACTTTAGATAAGTGGTTATCTACATACATTGATGGTAAACTTAATGCTGTTGTTAATGGAAGAATTTATACTGATATTAATAACAATGGTGCTGTTAGTGGTAGAGTTAGTTGTGATATGCAACAACAACCAAAAGAAGGTTTAAATGATAGAGATGGAAATGAGTTATTTCACCCTAGAAAAGCATTTATATGTGATGATGGCTATAGACTATTCTTTATTGATGAAAGTCAAATGGAATTAAGGGTACAAGCCCAATTTACAATATTTCATAGTTCTGAACCTGATATGGGTCTATGTAGAGCATATATGCCTTATAAATGTTATAATGAGGTGTCAACTTTATTTGATTATAATAATCCTGAACATTTAAAACATTTCAATGAAAAGAAATGGTATGAGTGTGGTACAGGTAAAGAATGGGAACCAACTGATTTACATAGTGAAACAACTAAACACGCATTTCCTGATGTTGACCCTAGCACTCCAGAATTTAAGAAACTTAGAAAACTAGGAAAAAGATGTAATTTCCTTAAAGTTTATCAAGGTGGGGTTATGGCTCTTAAAGAAAGTCTTGATGTTAGTTTAGAAGTTGCTGATGCACTAGATAAAGCATTTTATAAAGCATTTCCTAGAATTAAAGATTATCAAGAATGGGTCACTAAACAATTAAGTACTTATGGCTTTATAGAAAATTTATATGGTAGAAGATACTATATGGAAGATAGTAGGCAATTTTATAAAGGTTGCAACTATTTAATTCAGGGTACTTGTGCAGACATGGTAAAAACATTTGAAATAAAAATATGGAAGTTTATTAAGGAAAATAATTTAGGTATTAAAATGGTATTACCTATCCATGATGAGTTAATCTTCTTAGTACCTTATGGTGAAGAAAAATATGTGAAAGATTTGAAGCATATAATGGAAGATACATTAGATACTATTAAGAATATACCTATGATAGCAGAAGTAGAAATGTCTGAAACAAGTTGGAAAGATAAGAAAGGATATGAATTATGAAAATAGATTTAGAAACACTTATGAAAAAACAATTAGAACAAATTGTTGGTAATGAAATTGATGAGTTAATTCACGATGAAGTTGACAAAATATACAGAGAGTTATGTTCAAGAAAAGATAAATATATAGCAGAATTAATGAAAAGTATAAGAATATATACACAGCAAGAAAGTATAGATGGTGTACCTAGATATTTGATAACTGTTGAAAATAACTATAAAATTAAAGAGGAAAGATAAAAATGTTTACTAAAAATTACTATAAAGATATTATAGAACGTATTAAAGACCTCAAACGACTTATTAAAAGAAAACCTTACCTTGCTGATGACCCTGATATTATATCTGAAAAACAAGATATTATAGATGACTTAGTGTTAGCAATTACATTCACACCATTTATATTAGCAGTTGATTTGATAATATTACCACTTGAGTTAGTTTATTTAATGTTATATAAGGTAATATGGAAGGAGAAATAATGACTGATAAAGATATATTTAACTATCATGGCTATAGAGAACAATGTAAACATATTACAGAAGAAATGTATGAACTTACTGAGGCTATATATGACTATGAAAACAATAAAAATTTAAAGAATTGGAACCATATATGTGAAGAATTTTCAGATATAATGTTTATGTTAAACCAAATTAAAGAAAATTATGTAATAGAAAAACAAAATATAAATGCTTGGTCCAACTATAAAAGAAAGAGAGAAATAAAAAGAATTAGTGAGGGATATTATGAAAATAGTAAATAACACTGATTTAACATATAAAGAAATAGGAATGTTAATAGATGGTATAATTAAGTCATCAATAGATGATACTAATTATTATGGTAAAGTAGAGTGGACAGTGGCTGAATTTTCTACACATCAAATAAAAGTACAGATTAGATATTTAAAAAGATATGTAGAATGGAGATTTGATGAGGTAAATAATGCTTGAAAGTAAAATACAAAAAGATATATTGGCTTATTTGAAAAGAAAGAGAATTTATCATTGGAGATTTCAAGCACAGAGTAATCTAAATGGTGTACCTGATATACTTTGTCTCTATAAAGGCTTCTTTATAGGCTTAGAATTGAAGCGTGAAAAAGGGGGTCACGCAACTGATTTACAACTAAGAAAACTTAAAAATATAAATGATAATGGGGGAATTGGTGTTTTAATAAGAAGTGTAGAAGATGTAGATAAAATAATAAAATCTATAGATAATGGAGATTATAATGGAAAATAAAAAATATTTAAAATCACAATGCTATCAATTAGTAAATAAAATATTAAAAAAGAATGAAATAAGCAAAAAAGATTTGTTTATTGCACTTGCTATAAGACTTAGATTACCCATTAATGAGTGTTTCATTGATGAATTTGATGAAAAAATGTTAGAAAAAGCAATAAAAGAGTTAAAATATATGCTCTAATAGTGAAATTATTAAAAAACTTATGTTATAATATAATTACAAAGGAAAACACACTCCCTCCTTTGTTGTAAAAATTTATTTCATTAGCACAACCTTAATTGGTTGTGTAAGGACTATATGTTTTCATAATTATATCTTTGTATCTGTTTGCAATATATAAAAATATATAAGTTGTTCACCATACATATAGTTCTTACACAGTTAACTAAAGTTAACTGTTAGAGGCATACCTCCTCTAATAAACAATGTACATAATAATTGCAATACTTTGGAAAACTCTGTCAACGAACAAAGTAGTGTAAAGCATACAATAATATTAAATCTTTTCGTTGAGATTTAGGTGAGTATGGAATGCTATCTTTATAGGTAGCATATTAAGTAAATGTATAAAATGTAATGGTGGAAGTGGTAGACACAAGTAAGACGAAACGTAAGAACGTAAACTTTTCTATCTTTTAAAGATAGATGTCAGGTTCAATGCCTGTGAGATAGTATCAAAGTTATTATATTTACTTAATATGGTGCTTATAAAAGCACTTTGGATACCATAAGTATATGTTGAAGTTATTGGTGGTTATAACTTTAACAAAAAAAGAGAGTTTAAGTACTCTCTTTTTTATTTTAAATTATTCATATAATAATCATAATATTTATTTCCAGTATCATAAATAGTTTTTTCACCAACACCATATTTAGCAAATATTGCATCTATATTTTCTATAGTTTTATTTTTATTTGCTTTTTTAAGTTCACTTATTGTACTAAATTGATAACCTTTTTGTTCATATTGTTTCATTAAGTCTTTTAGACTTTGTATTTCATCATAAGACCTATTTAATCTGTCTGTATTAACATTTTTTCTTTGTACGAATTGATTACCTATACTTCCTAATATTCCATCATCTTTATACCCTTTATATGCTCTATCAATTTGTCTTGTAAAAGCATTAAGTCCAGTTAGACTACCAATTAATTGTTCTTGTTTCTTAGTTGGAACTAAATTATTATCAGCACCTACTAAGTTTCCTAATTCTTCTAGTAAACCAAAGTTTTTAGATTTTTCACCTGCAAAACTTTCTATATCGTTACCAGTAAACGTATTTGTATTGGTTGTGTTTTCATATAAAGCCTTTATAAATGGGTTTCCTTTATTAACTATGCTACCAATAGGGTCATTTGTAAGGTCTATTAAATCTGCAATAGGTAATTGTGTTCTTATAAAAGTATAATTACCATCTTTGTCTATACCAGGTATAGGTATATACATATTATTTCTAAAGTATTCGTCCATATTAGCATAATCATCACCATAACTATCTTTAAGACTATTATAAGTTTTCATAAGTTTATTATAATTTTGTAGATTATCACCCATATTACTTATTTGAAATGCTAAATTCTTTTTAGCATAACTATAAAATGGTATTATGTTTTTCATTGTACCTTGCTCAAATGCTGTTAAATCTGTAGGGTCAAATAACATCTTACCAACAGCCCTACCTGCCTGTTGTTCTTTACTTAATACATTACCTAGTTCATCAACAGTTTCTATACCTAGATTTTTTACAAAACTAGGGTCGTCCATAGCCTTTAAATACGCAGCATATTTAAAAAGTCTATCTTCATTTGCATTTAAGTCTCCAAAGAATTTAACATAATCAGCAATTGCACCTTTTTTATTTTCCATACTTTTCATAACACCATCAATATCGTATTTTTTAAGTATAGAATTTTTATCTAAAAGGTTAACATTTTCTTGGAAGCCTTTTAATCTATTATAAGTTTTTAATTCATCTTCTGTTAATTGTGTAATATCTGTTACACCTTTTTTAATTAAATCTTCCCAATTTGATAAGTCTTTAGCAGCCTGTGTACTATAGTTTGCTATGTCTTTCATACTCATTCCTGATAAGTACATATTAGACATATTACCTGTGATATTATTCATTTGGTTAGTAACAGATGCAGTTGCATTTCCCTTAAAGAAGTTCATTAATTTGTTATACATTTTAGAGAACTCACTATTACCAGTTCTATTAGAACTTACCTTAACTATATTAAGTACAGTAGGGTCTATAGCAATACCATTTATTCCATTTAATTTTTGAGCCATCTTTACAAGGTCTGAATTTCCAGTTTTATTTCCTGTTGATTTTAAGAAATTAACAACATAATCTTTTGTTTCTCCTTCTAGTTTTTTAAAACCATAAGGTGCTTTTCCTTTTTCAACTAATCTAAATGGAGAATTATCTAATAATTTATTTAGTTCTACTGTATTTTTTTCTACATCTGTACCTTCTTTTATTTTTGTTTTTAATGCACTTATTGTATCTATATCACCTAAACCTTGTTTAAGAAATACTTCATTCATTAACTCTGAATTTTTTGCAAGTTTTGGCATTTGATTTATGTAACTTTGTAAACCAGAAGAAGCAGTTGTATCAAATAAATCTATATTATTTTTAACAAATTCTTTTCCTTCTTTACTTAAATTTGGTAAATTCATCAACTCTCGTTTTTTAAGTAAATTTGCTTCTTGTGCTAGCATATTATACTTTCTTGTGTTCAATGTTTTACTTCCAGTTCCTATAGCATCAATACCAGAAGGAATTTGTTCTTGTATATCACGAGGATTAACACCAAATTCAGTTAATTTCATTATATTATCTTTATAATTATCTGAAAGTTTATGTTTAGAGTATCCTTCAAGATTACTTTCAGTAAACTTATCACCAAGACCTTTCATACTTTCAAAAGTTTCTGCTACTTTTCTATTAGAATTATTATAAAAATCTTGTATAGCCTCAATGGCTTCTGGTGCATTTTCTTGATAATATTTAGTAAGTTCTTTAATAGCCTTTTGTTCATCTTTTGATAAGAATGATGCTCTTTTTACTTGTTCCTGTAATTTTTCTGGGTCTAATTTATTTAAGACTTTATCCCAGTCCTCACTAAGTTCTAATATACCATTTTTACCTTTTTTAATACCATTAACCAGTGTATCAAATTCATCTGGTGCATCTGCTGCTATATCAATAAGTTTATCATTTATCTCTTTAGTGTATTTTATCATACCATCTTTAGCACCACTTATAACTTCTTCCATAGGAATAGTTTTAGTTACATCTATAATACTATTTACTTCTTTATCAACCTGTTCAGCAGTTTTACCAAGCCTTTCACCTACTTCTTTAAAAGTATTTTGTACATTTGAATAATTATCTTCAAATAAAGCCCTAGTCATAGCCTCTTTTGCATCATTTACTTTTTGAGACTGTCTTGCTGTTCTTGATAGTTTTGTATTAAACATAGTTGTTATATTATTTTTAAGACCTTTGTAAGTTTCTAGTAAACCTGTATTGTCTCCAATTCTACCAAGTTCAGTTGCCCATTTAGAAGTTGGGTTAGTGTATTTAATACCTTTAGTATCATCTAATTTAGTTAATACTTTTTCTAAAGTACTATCTGCAACCTTTGCACTACCCTTTATAGCACCTTTTGCTGCTTTACCTAGTGCTTGTGTTGGTGACATAAACTTAATAGCATCATTTGCTTTATCTAAAGTTTTTGTAGTATCTATAGCAGTATCTGCAATTTTAGCACCTTTACTTGCTGCTGATACTGGAATTAAAGGAAGGTCCATAGGGTCTAGGAATACATCACCAGCCAAACCTAATACATCAACTAAATCTATAGAATTTAACAAAGTACCTAGTTTACTATCACTTTCTTTTGATGCTTCATTTAAAGTTGTATCTTCAAATGCACCTGTATTCATTAGTATATCTTTAAAACTTGTATCTTTGTTTCCTGATATACCTTGTTTAGCACCTTCTAGGAAACTATCATCATTTTGCATATTTTCAATACCACCAAATAATGCTTGTTGTGGTCTGTTTAAAATCTCAAACACATCAAATACTACATTTTGGTCTGGTGTTAAATTTAAGGTTTTTTCTAACCAATTCCTTGTATCTGCTGCTTCTGTAGGGTTAACTCCACCAACAGTTAATTGTGCTTTTAAGTTATTTATAGATTTTTGATTTTTCTGTAACTGTGAAGGAGAATTAGATTTACCAAATTGTTCTTCATATATCTTTTTATAATCTTTTGCCATAATTTAGTAACCTCCTTTTATCTATTTAATATATTCCATAAATCTTCATAAGTATAATTACTTAGTTCATTATTAAGTGTATTAACTTTGTTTTGTGCATTTTTTCTAAATAAATCATTTATATTTTTTGCACCTGTACGAATAGGTCTTATCAAACTTAAATTATTTAATACATTATTAGGATTAACATATTCCAAAGCATTTGAGTTAAGTTTGTTTAAACTACGCTCAGCCTTATTTAATTTAGTCCTTGTATTTGTGTAGTTTTGAGCACTTATAGCATCATTAGCATCTTGTAATGGCATATCATACACACTTGTTAAAGCAACTCTTTTTTCTTGTTCACTTAGACTGTCATCACTTAGTGTTTGAACTATACCAAGTCGTCTATATAATTCATTTTGTTCTTCTTCTGCTTTTTTAACTCTACCACTACCACCACTTCCAGATCTACTTGCTGCTCTACCAACAGCATTTTCACCTATATTTCCTAATAAACCACCATATTGTTGCATATTAGCAGCATCAGCATCTGTAAGTTTTCCTATATCTTCACCTAAATCTGATGCAAGTTCACTTTGTTTAGAACCTAAATCCATAACACCTTCTGCAAGACCTGAAAGACTTGCATTATTTGTATTAAGTAAACTAGCAAGTGCTTTATCAACATCTTCACCTTTTGTTTGTGTATCTGCTTGTGTAATTAAATTTAACATACCACTACCAGAGAGACCTCTATTGGCTAGGTCTATATTAGCATTATTCATACGATTAAAACTAGAATTTTGCACATCATTTAAAGTATTAGCATATTCTTGTCTTGCTAAATTGAAATTCCTAGCCAATTTATCTCTTACAGTGTTATAGTCATTTGTAAGTTTATTCCAATTAGTTTGGTAAATGTCTTTAGTGACTTGTTTTTGGGGTTCATAAATGTCTTTTTCCCAATTTCCAATTAGGTTTTCTGCATATTTTTTATAATCTGCCATATTATCACCTACCAAATACCATCATATTTACCAGTTGCTAAAGCCTTAAAAGCCCTATCAGTACCAACATATTTTTTATACTTACTTAAATCAATATTTTCAAAGTTACTTGGCTTATATATACCATATTTGTGCATAAATTTAATAGCATCTTGCATAGTAGAGTTAGGTACATCGGACATATATCTTTGACCTGCTTGTATAACTTTACTTGCATCTCTACCATCTCCTGCAATTTTTAATAAATCATTAATCAATGTCTGCCTATTACTATCTTCAAGTGCTTTAACTTGTAAAGCATAACTTTTTGCAGCAGCATCAGCAGCATCTCTCCTTGCTTGAATTTGTTCTGCAAGTTGAGCAACAGCAGCCTTATAAGCATTTCTACCTGCTTTTTCTCTTGAAGATATATTTGCAAGTGTTGCATTTAGTGTATTTTTAGCACCTTCCATATTAGTGTTGTAGGTGTTAGTATATGTTTTTTCATTAGCATCTAATTCATTTAGTGTATTGTAATAAGTATTGGCAAGGTCTGAAAACTGTCTGCCAGTTTCCATTCTATTGCCTAGTTTATTTAGTTGTGCAATACCACCATTTAAGCCTCTGGCTGCAAAATTAGATAAGTCATTTCTATTTTGTAAATAAGCATTTTCACTAATTGTGGACCTACCTGAGCCAAAATCAGTTTTTGCTTTAGTTCTATTACTAGCAATATTACTCAATAAATCATTATAAGCATCTTGAAAAGACTTTGTATTAGTATTATACACATCATTTGCTAATTGTCTTTCTTCATTTAGACCTTTTAAATTTATATAGTCATTTTCATTACCTAAATAACTTTGAGCCTGTTTTTTAGCACTAGCCATAGTATCACCTTACCTTTCTTCTATTATATCAAATTTATTTACCTTTATAAAGCCAACCAAGTTTATGTGCTGTATTTTTTCCAACTATACCATCAGCGATTAATTTATTATTTTTTTGGAATTTCTTTACAGCATTTTTAGTATTATTACCAAATATACCATCTGCTTTAGTTCCAACTTCTTTTTGAAGTTCTTTAACATCACTACCTTTAGAACCTTTTCTAAGTATTCTAGTTAAGTTATATTTATCAGATAGCATATCATACTTTACAGGATTTAACCAAGTGTTAGAACCTATTCTTGTCATTCCTAAATGTAAATGTATTCCTGTAGACCTACCAGTGCTTCCCATTATAGCAACTACATCACCTTTTTTAACTTTATCGCCCTTTTTAAGTAAAACTTTATCACAGTGTGCATACAATAAAGATAAATTATATCTAGGATAACGAACCCATATATAGTTACCATAACCTGTTTTAGATTTATTTTGTCCTGTTACTGTCTTTTGCACATAACCATCATCTATAGCATATAAATATCTATTTTTAACTTTAGAAATTTCATCTATACCGGCATGGTATCTTTTCTTTTTAGTGATAGGGTCTATTCTGGAACCAAAGGAAGATGTAATTCTAGGTTTCTTAACAACATACTCATATATTTTCATGACTATTCCTCCCTCTCAGTTAATAATTCATCTTCTTCTGTTGTATCAGTATCAACTGGCATTTTATTATACTTATAAGAACTTACACCAATTAAGGTACCAATTAATACTGAAATTACAGCACAAGTTTTCATTACTTCATCACCAAATGGTAAATTCCATACTTGTGCTAATTCTTCATAAGCAATTCCTATAGCATCTAATGCTACTAATGCTAAATATTTTAGTGCATCATACAACTTACTATTTTTAAATAACATAATCTTTCCTCCTATTTCCTTATAATTAAAGACATTATTGCACCTACTATAGCACCAACTACACCAGTTATTAGTGTCATTACAATATTGTCATATCTTTGTTCTGGTTTATGTTCAAGTATATCAACTCTACTTATAACTTTGTTTAAATCTTCTCTTGAATATTTTGTTTCCACAGCCAATTTCTCTATTTGAAGTGCTAACTTATTTATGGTAGCAAATATATTTTCCAATTTTTCAACTCTCTTTTCTAAGTGTTCCAATTCCTTTGACATAAATCACCTCTATATTGTAGTTACATATATTTTTGAATATGTACTATCATTTAACCATAATGTTGGGTTATCTTCTGATGAAGTTAAATGTAGTTTTAGAGTTAACTTATAATTTGAATTTTGACCTAACGTTATTAAATCAATAGTATAATATAAATTATTAACTTCAATTTTATGCTCTGTCAACTCTCCTAGTGCATTAACAACTCCATTTAGATTAACCTTTATAGTTACTAACTTGCCTTCATTTATGCTAAATAACTTAAAACTAATACTACTAACATCTTCATCACTTAAAGGCATGTTACCAGAAGTAATAGCATTAGAATAGTCACCACTAATTGTTAAACTAGTGACACTATTAGCATCATTAACCATAGCAGGTGCCAAACCATCACTCCAAAGCATTTGTTCTACATCTGTAAAGTTCCCCCAATTACCTGTTAATTTAATTGTGCATAATGTATATTTGTGACCTATAAATACTGGAGGAAATGAGAAACTAAGGCAGTCCTCATTACCAGCCTGTCTATCAGTTAGTTTATTAACTACTATTGGTGCAATAACATCTCTAAGAATTTCTACATGCTCACCACTTTCATTATCATAACCAACATCAACAACAAATTTTCCATAGAACACAAATTTACCATTATTATCGTACTTACTACATATTTGATTAAATATGTTAGCACCTTCTTGTCCACTAGTACCATCCCAATAGAATACTAAACCAGTATTGGCTGTGTTTACAACATTTTCTACAAAGTTTTTAACTTGTAGGGAAGATGGTATTTTGTTATCACTAGGTTGTAAACTTTCACTTACAAATTGCGATAGTGTTGCAACACCATTAGCACCTTTAAGACTTGTTGCACCTGAAACAGATTTAGTACCATCTTCAAGTTTTTGAATATCTAAATAATTTGCATTAATTGCAGTTTTTACAACACTTTCAAGTTCATTAAGGTCTGTATGTTGAAGAACTTCACCATCTGAATGGTCTGCTTTTAAGAAATTATCATCAATTCTAACATCATAATTCATATTTCTTCACCTAATTTTCTTTTACCTTTCCTAGTTTACATACATAACCAATACTTTCAAGACTTACATAATCACTACTATCACCTGATATAAGTATAGCAAAATTCTTTGCTTTTCTAGGTATAACCAGTTTTCTAGTTTGATATAAACCCTCACCAAGTTTAGTCTTGTCTAGTCTCATATTACCAAGTAAACTAATTTTTTCATCTATTGTTAACTCTTTGTTTTCTTCATATTCTTGAACAACTGTGCCATTGTCATCTATATAATATGAATAAGTCTTAGGGTCATTTACGATATAACCATCTCCATACAATGTGAAGAATAATTCACCATAATTATAACCTCCAACAACTTTAACAAAGATGTGTTTCAACTTCTTTAAATGTTGTGGATATTTCATATTTATTCCTTTTGTTTTAAGTTCTAAATACAAAGGTCTGCCAAAGTCTGTAGAAGTTGTATCAAATTCATATAAAGCACTTCTATATATTGGAATAGCATTTGAACTAGCATATATAGTTATTTTAAAGTTATTTAATATTCCTCTAAATAAATTATCAGTAGTTGTGTTAGACCTTCCTATAAAGTTACTTGTTCTTCTTATATTAGTTATTCCACCATAATTAAATCTATCTATAGCCATTATAACACCATCTATTACAAATGATATGTCATAACCTGTTTTACCATTATCTACACAATTTAATATAAATTTATGTTTTTGTGTTAAATCTATAGTATTTTCTGAAACTTTATATGTTTTATAATCTATACTTGTTGTATTAAATTGTAATGTATTACCATTTACACCTATATTTATAGAACAATTATTATTTTTAGCATTGTCATTATTATATACTGTTGATAAGTCTAATAATTTTGCTAAATTATTTAGATTTCCAAGTGTACCTTCAAATTCAATTTTAAATCCATTTGTAAAATATACATTATCTTCAAATACTGGAAGTTCTAAATAACCATTATTTCCATCAAATATAAGTCCATTTTCAATAATCCAACTAACTGTACCTTTAAGTTCACCAATTCTATTTTGAGAAGATGTATCATAAGTTTTAAGACCAGAACCTTCTAAGAAACTAAAATTCATTAATGTATCACTAGGGTTAATAATATTTACATTATAAATATCACCTTTATAATAGTTTTTCAATTCACTATCTGTACCCACTAAACATAAATCTCTAATTGTAGTGATTAATAAATTACTACTTATTTCTTTTGATGCTAGCACTTCATTATCTTTATATAAAGAACAAGTGTAAGTTGTGTCATATCCTATAACTACAGACCATTTATGTCTTTCCAATAAACCTATATTTTTTGGAGAAATTAATTCAAAATCTCCATATTCACTTGTTATTCTAAAAACTAATTGGTCCAAATTTGTCTGTTCAAGTGTTATTTGTCTAAAACTTTCACTTACTTGTAATAATTCAACTAATTTAGATGCTGACATATCAAAATATCTTGTTTCAGTATTTGTTATTGTATTTTTTGTTATACTTGGAAGTTCTATACTTTGATTATCCTTTAAAGAAATTGATGAAGTATATTTACCACTTAATTTTGCTTTAATGTTATATGTCATAGACACTACAACAGTTAATTTTGTTGAACCAGAACTAGATGATATAGTAAATGAATGACTATTTGCATTTTTAACACCTGTTCCACTTATTGAAGGTACTGTGTGTGTATATTTGTTTCCACCTATATTTACTACTAAAGTTCTACTTGCTACATTTAATCTTGCTGTTGTTTTTACACAAGGTGTGTAAGATATAGTATAAACCCCATTATCATCAACTGTTGCTCTAAATGATGAAAAACCTAATTTTATCCAACTTATTGAAGTATCATAGTATTTGTCATCTATATTAACAGGAGAACCTTTTATTATTTCAGTATCAGTAGTAACCACTGTATAAGTTGAATTGATAAGTAAATTCCATGTTTGTGAATAAGGCTCACTTATATTTCTATTTATTCTAAATATTCCAGTATCAACAACATCTGAAAGTTTATTTGACAGATTAAATGTAATATTTTTTTCTGGAATTAGGTTGTCTAATGAATATATTATTTGACCTGTTGGTTGTGCTGATACTTCTCTACTGTAAATTAGTTTATAACTTACAATATAAGTATTAGTTGTTGTATCTAGTGTTATTACATAATCAAGTGTACCTTTATAACCATTTACATATTCAGTTTCAATACTTCCACTTGTACCAAGTGCAGTTTCTTCACTTTGTTGTAAATCTATAAGAGTACAACCTTTTAATTCATCACTTTTTGTTTCTATAGATAAAGTAAACCCATTACTTATATTACCTGTAAATTTATCTATTTTTAAATAACCATCATTTCCATTTAATTTAACACCTACACCTTGATTTAAACCTAGATTTCCTTTAATTTTAGCATCATATTTGTTGTCTGATAAGTCTGACACACTTCCTTTATCAAAATCATAATTAAGTAGCACTTTTTCTTCAGTATAAATTTCTTTTTGTGCAACTGTTGCAAGTGTCTCTATAGCATTATCAACCATAAATAAGAATGTTGGTTTTTCTTTAAATCTATAAGTTGTGTATGCTCCTATATCAAATTGATAAGCAAGCGTATCTAAACCATTAACAGCAGCATAATCACCTTTGTCATTGTAGTTATTATAGAATAATAAATATTTATCTTTATATCTAAGAGCATAGGCTCTTTCACTTATACCATTAAATCTAATAGCAGGTTCATCAAGTTCATCACTAAATTTAGTGAAATCACTTGTAAGTTTCTTAACTTTTAAATCTAATTCCTTAACATTTTCAAAACCTTCTACAAATTGGCTTGACCTTAAAGCATATAAACCTCTAGGAGAAGCAAAATATAATGTATCTTCTATTGGAACTACTGTATTACCTGCATGGCAACCTAAACTTGTATTTACTGGTGAAACAGCAAAATCACTTGAACCATAAGAACCAGTCATTTTATATATCATTTGTTTAGTAAAAATGATATAAGACTTTTTGAAATAACATATCTTAGTTATTTCATCTGTAGGTTCTATAGGTAGTGTCACATAATTATAATTGGGAATATAATTAAAGTTATTAACATCACTAAACCATATTGTATCATATTTATAGTAAACAGCCCTATTATACATTTCACAAATTCCATAATCTCCAATATTTAAAGATTTAACTGGTTTCGCTTCACTGTCAGGTTGTTTAACATTATAATAATCACGATAAGGTTCTAAAGTTGCTCCTGTTTTTGTAATTGTTATTTCAACCTCTCCACTAGGTACGTCTTTAAATTTTATTTCATAGACTTTAAAACCAACCTGTGATAAAGTTGTATTTTCTTCACTATCAAATGTTAAAGTGTTGTCTCCTTCTTTCATTTCAATACTGAAACCACTGTCTGAACCTGTGTACATTATATTTAATAAGAATTTTTGACCTAAAGGTATGTTCTCAAGTGGTATGTTATCTGTTGTACATACAAATAAACCCTGGATACTATCAGTTGTAATTCCTTGTGTATTTATTGAGTGCATTACATCATTACATAAAATATTAAAACCTATATGTCTTACTTCAAGTCCTGATGGAACATACGCAGAGTTAGTTATTAATGGGTCTGATATACCACTATAAGTAAATGCACTTGCAAACACTTCATCTGATGTAATGTTTACAGACCTATCAAAAGTTACTAAACATTTGTTATTTCCTGTAAAATATATTTTATTATAAAATTCTATTGTATCTAAATTCATTAAGTTTCTATCCCAATTAAACAATATTGGTAAGTCAACCTTATAACAATTAAATACCATTGTGTCTGTTTTTTCAGTTCTTTCAGGTAATTTACAATGATATAACCAAGCCTTAGATGATGAGACAACACTATTTGTCATACTTGATGTTATCATAAGAAGTATGAATTCATTATTTTGAAAACCATACATATCCTGATATTTCTTATAAGCACCTTCACCACTAAAACCAGACAATGCTCTAAAACAATTATTGTCATTTCTTAATAATTTCATATAAACAACATTGTCATTTTCATTTTCTGGGTTAGGAGTTCTATCAGTTCTATTTTTAATATTTGGTAGAGCATCACTATTAAGAGTATTAAATATTTCTGAAATGGCAGTAAGTTCACCAAAACCACCTCTTTTATTTAGAGTTCCTAATTTATCCATGTCAAAATTAATAATACTTTCAAAGTCTGTATCACTACTACTATCATCACTAAATTCTGTATTTATACCACCCATAAAGTTATTAAGAAGGTAAAATAACTTTGTTTCTGGGTCTCCCTTAAATTTTTGATAGGTACCCATTTCTACCACCCACTAGCATTTCCATTATTGCCAAACCAACCTATGTTAATTGCATTTGATGTGTCTATTTCATAAACACCACCAAGACCTTCTTTTGCAACCATATCAGGTGAAATACCACTCTCTGGGTCTGTTTCATCATAAGAAGCAATTAGACTTCCTAACTTGTCTTTAAAATTATTTAATGCTCTATAAAATTCATCTAAATATCTATCTGCTTCTGTAAGTGAACTATCATTCATTTTAATAGCATAAGATAGGTAAGGACTAAGCAAAGCAAATAACCAATTACTTGGCATATAACTATACATAGCATTTAAACTTTCCATAAATGGAAATAATGTATTACATTCTGTATTTATTATAGATAATGCTTTATTAGCCACACTTAAAGAATTAATCTGAACTATTGTTTCATCAGTAAAAAATTGGCTATTTGTAATAATATCTTGTAATGTCATATTACTCACCTTCCCTTTATACTATAATTATATCATTTAATAGATAAAAAGAAAAGACACTAAAAAGTGCCTTGGTCTAATCTTTCATCAATTACTTCTTTATAAGTATTACTTTCAGATATTTCATTTATTTTTCTATCTATTGTTTCTGCAATAAATTTAGGGTATTCATGTGGTTTTCCATCACAATATACTGTTACTGGAATACCATTAAGTGCAAATGTATAAATTTTACCTATAATTGGAGCATAAAGTTTTGAAATTGTTCTAGTGACTACTTCATCATTTTTACACTTATTCAACATATAGTTTTTCTTTTCAATAAAATATGCTTTTTCACTTTCTCTAATTGCTATTTCATTATTTGTATCAATAGCAGCCTTTAATGCAGCAGTTGCTGCAGCCTCTGCAGATTTCTCTGCAAATGTTGTATTAGTCTCTGCAGATTTTTCTACAAATGTTGAAGTTGGTTGCTCAACTTCTCCACCTATAGCCTTTTCAATATCTGATAAATCAACTTTATTTGTCTTTTCTAAATTATTTTTCTTTGGTTCTGACATTTTTATAACCACCTTTCTTTATAATAATTATACTAAAAATAAAGTAAATTGTAAAGCATAGTAAAAACACTCTATAAAGAGTGTTTTATGTTTAAAGTTATTCTTGAGAAGCAGCCTTACCAATAGTATCATTAGTATCATTGTATAATGCAATATCATAAGCACTAGCACTATAAATAGCAGTAATTGCCATTGGGTCTAATACTTTAGCACCTGTCCAAAGTTTATAACCAAATGTAGCCTTTTGTCCAAGTGGGTCTGACTTGTCAGCAGTAAATCCTGTATCATAGAATTTAACATTTGAACCACCTAGTCCTAAAACCATATATGGTTGGAAACCTAGGACATAACTTGTATATACATTTACACTTGTTTTATTAGCAGTTACTGGACATACTAATGTATCAGTAAAGTACATACCATAAGCCATATATTTTGCTAATGTACCTTGTTTGATAGGTCCATTTTCTTGTCCTGGAATTAATAATTTATTTACTAATATTGGGTCATCTAGTAAATCATTCATAACATTTGGGTGCATAACACCAACAAATTTACCACCATATCTTGAATGACCCTTTCTATTAGCATTACTCATTGTTAAAGCAACAACTCTGAAATCTTTGAATGTAACAGTGTCAGTAGCAGTAATATCATCTGCTTTTGTGTGACTTGTTCCTACATAGTATTCACTTGCATCTGTGAAACTTGAAACAACATTTCTCTCAATAACTTCTGCAGCATGTCTTGCGAATTCAGGTTGATAAATAGTTTTGATATTATCAAAGTGAATGTCAGCAGCAACATCTGTTTCTTCCATTAAAGCACCAAATTGGTTAATAACACCACTAACTTTGTGTCCTTCTGGTTTTAATGCAGTTGGAGGTACACCTTCTGTTAATTGATGATTACCAACTGGTAAATGGTTGTATCTACGAACTGAATATGTTTTAGTACCTTCATTTTTAGGAAGGTTCATTTCAACACCTAAGTTAGTAAATACAAAATTTGATTTTTCTAATTTAATCATTTCTAGTAATCTCTTACTGAAATATTCTTGAACTGATAAACCGTTTTTTTGTAGTACGGCTAAAGTTGTATTAGCAGCAGCCATAATTCATTACCTAACCTTTCTTATTCATAAAAATTTTCTTTTTTGTATCTAGCCATATCTTCCTTCAACAGACTATCTATAGTTACTTTATTAACTTGTCCATCTGTTTCATTTTTATCTTCTGCTAGACCTTTTAGATTTTGAAGGTCTTTTATTTGAGACTGTTTAGCATTGTTTCTAATTTCATCTACTAATAAACCATCTAATAAAATCTTAGGGTTATCAACACTTAAAACTGTTTCAACACTTAAACCAGAACTTTCAAGTTTATTAAATATTTCTTGTGCATCTATATTATACTCTTTAACAGCATTATCTAAAGCATTTTGAAATCTTTCTATTTTTCTATCTTGAATTTCTTTTTCTCTCTCTTGTTCTAGTTGACGAATTCTTACCTCTTGTTCCATAGTCTTTTTATACAAAACTGGATCATAACCCTTTTCTTGGGCTTCTTTTTGATACCTAGCCTGTTTAATTGCTTCTTGAAATTTAGCAGTATCATCATAACCATAACTAGCAGCAAGTTCCTTTAAATAGTCACTATCTGCCTTGTAGTTATCTCTTTCCTTTTTAAGATTTGAGTTTTCACTTCTTAAATTAGCAAAAGCATGGTCTTTTTTACTAGATTTATTACCTTCACCATTATTTTGGACAGGAGTTTCTACAACTTGTCCTTCCTCATTATTAGGTTCTTCATTAGAAGCCCCTTCTTCAACATTATTATCTTGTGTTAAATCTTCACTGTCTGTATTGACATCATTGTTTTCAACATTTTCATCAGTTTCTGGGTCAGTTGTTTCTTTACCAAATTCTTCATCTAATGCTGCATCAATAGCATCAACACTATCAAAAACATTTTCCATAAATAACTTCCTTTCACACTAAATTATTTATTAGGTCGTTTAGGTACGACCTGCTATTCATTAACTATATTATAACAAAAGAAAAAATGTTTGTAAAGCACCAACTTTACATTATTGGTGCTTGTTCACTTCCAAGTATAGCCTCTGCTTGTGCAACAGCATTAGGGTCTAACCCAGCAGTTGGGTCTTGCATACTTTCTGCATCTTCTTGTGCTATAGCACCCATGTCTGCTTGTGCATTTACTTCTTGTAATTGTTGAGAGAACCCTTGTTCTATCATTTGCATAAGTTGGTCTGTTGCTGGGTGTTCATCTCCACCTGAAATTATTTCAGCAGTTGCTTGAACTATTAAATCTTGTGGTATTCCCATATTATTAGCAGTATTTATTAACTTATCAATAGTTTCTGCTTTTGTTTGAGCATCTTGTGAATTTAAACTATTATATCTAGCAATAATTTCATCTTTATTAATTAAATCACTATTCTTAATTATATCAGACACAGTAATTGTTTTAACTGGAGCATCATATTGTCTTTCAAATTGGAATAGGTCCATAAGTGCTTGTTTTTGTTTATCTTTACTATATTGTGATTTTTTATCTAGTTCTATATAGAACTTGTATTCTAAATCTTTCATTTCACTTTTCTTAGGCATCTTTATAACATCAAAGTTATAAGCACCTTCTCCATCTTTTCCATTTGAATAAGTAAGTTCAGCATTAGGGTACATTTTTATTATAAATTCTACAAGAATATTAACGATTTCTTCTACAAAATCTTCAATATTATTAATAATGTTAACTTCAATTATTTTTGCTCTTTCTACAGCCACTTCTGCACCACCAACAGTGTTAGCAGCAGTACCTATATTACCCATAAATTGATTAGAGTTTCCTGATATTTCTCTAATTTTTGCTTCAAAATCTTGCTTAATTGAAAGAATTTCATCTTGAATTTTAGGTGGAACAACAGGTTTAATAGCATTATCTAAATTACCATTAACTGAATATACTACACCTGGTGCACCATTTGATTTTGCAACAACTTTAGGGTCAACACCACTACCTTTTGCAACCATCATACTAGGAGCAGCATAAGCAATAGCAGTGTTAGTAATTGCACTCTCTATAGCATTTATTGCTTTTTGTAATGAAAGTAGTTGGTCCATAAGTGAAATACCATAGCAACTTTGAGCAGCCTTTTTCCATCTTAATTGTGCTATAGGGAAACGAGTTATATCTAAAGTACTTTCTTTAACTATAATATTATTTATAAGTTTTGTCTTTTTAATTTTTCCATCTTCTTTTTGATAGAAGTTCCAAACTGTAAACACATCTTCTTGTTCTGTAGAATAATCATTATCATAATAGACTTCACCTCTTTGATTAGGTGTATAATCTGGTGCTTGTAATTTTAGACTTTCTAATTTACTATAGTTTTTTAATGCTTCTTTTTTACTTATTCTACCTAATACTACCATATAATTAGCATCTTTAAGATTTCTAGCAGTTGGGTCAATTAACACTCTTGATGGTTCTATTATTTCAGCAGTTAAAGCACCAACTCTTTTTCTTTTAGTACCACCATAAATTTTTTTATCATCTAATATAATATGACAATATGCTTCACGAACTACAGCAGATGTCTCAACACAATTTCTTATAATTCTGTCTATATCAAGTCTTTCCCACTCTCTTTTATATACTCTATCTATTGGCTCAATTATATCTATATCTTCTGGTGATAAAGGTATTAAATCTCCTTCATAATCATTTACTAATATAGATGCAATTCTATTTTCTATAGCAACAGTAGCATAAGGAGTATTCATATTAACTACCCAAGGTCTATCTGTCTTATATTTTTTAAGTAAGTGTTGATTTCCTTGATAGAAAGCCATAAGTTCTGCATAAGCATTAAATCTTTCAGTATTAAAATCATAAGCCTTTTTATACATTTCAGTATAAGGTTTTGCTTTGTCTAGTTCTTCTTGTAAAGAATATACTTCTTCAATATCTTTTTCTTTTTTCTTTTTCACAATTAATCACCTTCTTTTCTATTTTCTTTATTAGTATTATCTTTTCCAGAAATATAATCAGCATCTGCTTCTGTGCAACCATCTAAGTATATTCCTGTACCAAATTCCCCATTTTCTAAATCAGCAACTCTTTGTTCAAGTTGTTGTACTCTTAGAATAAGTTCATTCAATATTTTCTTTTCAATATCACTCATATTTTACCTCCTTAGTCCATATCATAATAACCTAAACCATAAACTCCACCTTCACCATCATCAGGATATTCAGTATTATCATTTAGTTTAATTCTATCTAAAATACTTTGTGCTTTACTTTGTTCTGCTTTGTGCATATCTACTTCTTTAAGGTCATAAGGTAAAGCCATAACTAAGTATCTCATAGCATCCATTAAGTGGTTTTGTTTTTCTGTAGGTTCATCTTTACTTATACCATCTTTATCTTTTTTCCATAGATACTTTTGTGCCTCTTGGTTTAAATTTACACAACTAGAAAATACTTTTAATTTACCTTGATACATAAAGTCTCTAACTCTTTCTATACCATCAAATATGGAGTTATTTCCTTCTTCTAGCCACAGTCCTGATACATTATAGAAATAATCTCTATATGATACACCATCTCTATCATTTCTATTTCTTACTGATGGGTCTGCAATTATATTTTTATACATTCTACAACCCATAACTTTTTCTTTTATTCTTCTTGCATGATAAGTAACAGGTTTTTCTGCAACATAATATTCATCATATAAGTAACATATTCCATTTTTACTATCTATTGCACCACAGCATAAGCAAGTCTCATCAGTCCAACCTTTATCAAACCCAAATATTCTAAGCCAGTTATCAGGTATTGGAAAAGGGTCAACTATACAGTCCTTCCAGTCTGGATATACAGCACCTTCTTTTACCTCTAAATAACAATAAATATATTTTCTTATCCATTTAGCACTCTTACCTACACATAAATCTTGTATAAATGTACTATGTAAATATCTATTATCTGGTGTTGCACTAAGAAATGAGTGGTAAGATTTTTCAGGGTTTTTTACTTTTAGTCTATTATAGGAAGATGTATCAACACTCTTACTAGCAAAAATTCTATCAGACCTTAACAAGAACTCATCTCTTATCCAACCATCTTCTGGGTTGCTTTCTACTATTCCCATAAAATTATGTTCTATCTCTTTACCTTCTCTATCTTTTACAATAGCAGCAGCATTTCTTAAACGAGCAGTGAGTTGTATAAATATTTTGTAATCTACACCACTTGCCTCTATTATCCAGAAAGCAGTAAGGTTTAAAGACCTCAATTTTTCTTCATCATTACTTGCATACACAATTATCTCATGTCCATTTGTAAGTGTATATTTTGGAAGTGGTGTCTTTGTCTGTTTAGAGATAAACCAAGGTGGAATAAATTTTTCCAACTCTGGAAGTACAGCCTCTTTAACTTGTTGTAATGACTGAGCAGTAATAAGAGTTCTACCATTTGATACAGATAAAGCATGTGATGAAATCTCTGCAGCATCCATAGTAGTCTTACCACTTCCAAATCCACCAATGTTAAGTCTAAACTTTGCTTTACTTTGGTGAAATTCCACTTGGTGTTTTGATGGTTTATAATCTATAAGTGTTGCAAGACAAGTATCACATCTACCATAAAAAACACTATCATGTACTTTTATTTTCCCACCACATAAAGGACACTTATAAACCCTATAACCATCATCAGTGAATTCTATAAATTGTAATTCATCTAAATTCATAATATTACTCCCATTCTTTTTTCTCAGGTAAACGAATAAGTATTATATTTGAATTATTAACTTGTGGTCCATTTTCTTGCATAGCCTTTTTAATACTGACAGCACCTTTGTCACCCTCTGCAAGCCCCTGGTCTGCTACCATATCAATTTTTTCATCTCTAAACGATTTAATATATTTTCTAACAACAGGATAATTTAAGAAGTCTTTCCAAGCATCTACACTAAAGTATGGTATTTTTAAGTTCATTTCTATTGAAGTTTTATAAATATTGTCTGAAAAATCTTCTAAGAACATTGTAGCCATTGATATTATGTGCATACGATATTCACGATCTTCATTTAATTTTTCATCTTTTTTTAAACTTTCTACCAATTTATTGTCAATTTCATCATTTTTTTCATCATTTTTAACAGATTTTTTGGTTTTTTTAATATTTTCTCCCATTTTTACCACCTTACTACTAAATTTTATCACAAAATAATAAAAAATGGAATAGTAGGGGAACTATTCCAAAATGTTCTTGATGGCTGTTGAGAACCAAAACGAGTTGAGACCTATTTAAGTCTCAATACAATTATATAATAAGTAAGACTAAAAGTAAAGACAAGGGAGGAAAAGTATCCCTTGTCATAGAAAGGAGTGTATTGTGTAAAGATAGAAAATAGATTAAAGGAGGCTTACAATTTGTTTATATGTTTTTAATTGAATAGACTGACATAATTCTATCTATTACACTAACTATATTATAAACTAAAAAAGGTCTAAATACTAGACCTTTAAATTACATTTCATTCAATTTTCTAATATATTTATGAATTAAATCTATTTCTTCTTGACTACTTGCTTCATTTTTTAACATTTTTACAAAGTCCACTACACCAACTAACATATTTTCTAAACACATCATACTATCTTTATTTACAGAATTTAAACTTCTTTCAGATGGTTCTTTATTTTCTGAATATGCTCTGTAATTCATAAACATGGTATCTATACTATCTTCTGGACGTCTTTGATAATCTTTATATCTCATGTGTTCCTCCTTCTTATTCCAATATTCTATATTTTCCACATCTTTATAAACATCAATTAATTTATAAAGGTAGTCTAAATTATTTGAACTGACACCACTTTTAAGTATTAAATCAATTGGTTTTTCAATGGCATTTCTAACTCTATCTAACATACTAACTTCTTCCATAATTTAACCCCCTATGCTATCTTCTTAATGATAAGACTTGCATTTTTAATAGTAGGTATTTCTGTAACTACAGCCCCTACGTTAGGAATAGAGCCAACAGTTATAGTTGTAGAACCATTTCCACATACTCTAAATAATCTATTAGCACCTACATTAGCATATACATTTGCAGTTGCAACTGTATAGTCCATTTCAGTACCACTAAGTATTTCTCCATTTGATTTTATTGCTAAAGCAGTTTGTCCAACAGTAGCACTAGTAACGTTTGTATTAAACATAATTTCATAAATACCAGGTTCTGTTATTTGGTATTGTGTGCTACCAGCACTGTGATTTAAAAAACCACAACAATTAGCATTTCTTGTTCTTACAACATCACTAGAAAATGGGATATTAGAACTATTACTTGCTAAAGTTAGAGCAGTTTCTTGTACACTATTTATCATATATTTATCATTCCTTTCATTTTTCATATTTTTGTTAATTTTTAAATAAAAAGATAGGTGTTTAAGCCTATCTTTATCATTTTCCTAATGTCAGGAAAATGGTTTTTGCAATTCTCTATAATTAGAGTTCCTATATAGGCTTATGCTTAAATTATTGTTGCATTATTACAACCACAACCATTGTATGGGTTATATAGACCAACATAAGGTGATGTTACAGTATAACTAGGAATTGGGAAAGGTCTAACTGAATTTATCACTGTATTGGCTAAATTAGCATTACTTAATGCTAAATTACTAGCATATACTTGGTCTCTAAGTTGTTCTATTTTATCGCTTTGTAGCATGCTACGAGTTGCTTCACCCTCTGCATGAATGGCTGTCTTTAGGTCACAACAACAGTTTGATAAGTTTGCTTGTGCATTTTGGAAACCTAATTGAGTAGTATATCTACTTTCTAAGATTTCTTTTTGTGTGTTACAAGCATTTTGTGAGCAATTAAATCTGTTTTCTAATACTTCTTTTTGAGTTTGACAGGCTGTGTTTGATACATTTTGATTAGTATTAAATATGTCACGTTTAACAAATTCTTCACCTAGTAAAGTATCATTTGCTAAATTACCACGATTACCCCAACCAAAACCATTACCACTGAATAATCCTGCTATGATTAGTAACATTATAATTCCCCAAATACCATCACCAAATAAACCATCATTGTTTTTAGTAAGAGCCATAATGTCTCCTGCTGATAAACCTGAGTTCATATATCATTCTCCTTTCATAATATTTTTATATAAAAACTATTTCTAGTTTCTACCTAAGTATTGCTGCAATTTGTTGTAAGTCATTTTTAGTGACACCTTTTGCATTTAATCTCCTAGCAATTTCTTCACATTGTTCCATTGTAGGGTTTTTCATGAAAGCCTCAGCCATTTGTTTCTGTTCTGGGTTAATCATTGACATTATCATTTGTTTCTTGTTCGTTGACCCCTTCAACTGACTTAGAATATTCCCTATGTTCATTACCTATCATCTCCTTTAGACTTTGTATTTCTTTTTCTAAATTCTTAATTTTTAAATCTTTTTCATCTATTGGAAATATTTTATTTATTTCCCATTTCTCATAACTACCATCAGTATTTTTCATAATCATTTCATTCTCACCTACAAATAAGGTTTTGTTAAATACTAATGTGTTATTAACATCAACACCATCTAAATTTCTTAATTCAATTAAATCTTTTTGATTTTGAAGTGGTGTAAAATAAGAACCATACATAGACCTTCCTCCTTCTAATATCATTGTAAATTAAAAGAGTTGATAAAAATTATCAACATCTTATCAACTTTTTATCACAACAAAAAAGATGACTAAAGTCATCTTTATTTTATAAGTTTTATTATCTTTAATTGTATTTTCTTAATTTCTCTTGAAATAGTGGCTGTACTTGCTAGAAGTTCATTAGCAATTTTGACAATACTTTGTCTTTCATAAGGATAATCATTTCTAAGTCTTAGATAAATTTCTCTTTGTCTCTTAGTGAAACCTGCATTTTCTAGTATATAGTTATGTTCTTTGGGTGTGAAATCTAATTTTATCACTATAAGCCCTCATTTGATTATTTAGAAATTTGTCCTTTTGTTTATAACCTACTGTCATAACATTGTATTTACCACTTTGTTTAGTTGTATATCTATCAAAGTTATTACTGTAAAAAATACACTACTTTTGGTTTGTTCTTATTAACTCTACCTCTAATTTTAAGAAATCTAATTCTCGCCATTTATTATCTCCAATATTTTATTAATATCTTCTGGTGTTAAATCAGTTGCAATAATCTCACCATTCTCACTATTGACTAAATTATAAACTCCTGTAGTGTCAATATCAGATATAGTACTATTTGCATTTTTAAATAAGTAAACTACAAATAATGCTATGATTATTACAATAGTAACAAAACTACAATATATAACTCTTTTAAGTAAAGATATTATATTCCATAAATCGCTTTTTGTTTCTTTCATAATACCAACCTCCCTTCAAGATTATATTATATCACCAGTTTTTCCAGCATTTCACTATTTCAAATAATTATACACCTATTACATAAGTTAATACCCAATGGTTATTTGTGGTTGTAATTCCACTATTGCCTTTTGTAGCACCAGTTGAATTATTATTATATCCTTTAATCTTATCATCAAACAAATAGACATATTTAGTACCAATATAACTTGCGTGTGAAGTTGCTAGATAGCACACTACTCCTCTACTAGAATTAGTTATTACTTGCCACTTAGGAATAAATGTAAAATTATAATCCCATGGTTGTGGTGCATTATCACTATATGCTTGCCATACAAGAACTATACCATTTTTTTGCTCACTAACTTTTTGTGAAAGGTTAATAGTATTACTTCCACTCATAAAATAATAATCTGGACCCCATAAGATTTGATTATTATTTATTAAATTTCCATTATCATCATAGACTTGTAACACATCATTTATATTTGTATTAACTAAACCATTGATAGCCACTTGATATTTACCATTTTCTTTTTGATAAATCTCTCTAAACATTGATTTATCTAATAATGTAACTAACACACTTTGAGTTGAAGTACCTAGTACTGTTTCACCATTCACAGTTGTAAGTAAGAATATTAAAGAAACTTGTGGACTTGTTGATAAAGAATTTATAGTTGTTTTTTCTGTGTCATTAAAAGTCAACTCATATCCATTTGCTATATTTGTAACCTCTCTTATTAAGGTATCACCTATTTTTATCTGTAAAGTATCCACAGCAGATGTTACATATTTATTAATACCTATTATTATAGTATCATTTAGGTCAAAGTTACCTATAGTCTGTAATCTACTAGCACGATTTATTGTATCTAATGTGATAGTTCCACTTGCTCTATATGTACCAGCCATAGTAGTACCATTTTGAGTTAAAAGAGTTGATATATCTATCTGTTTTGTTCCATCATCATTATGTTTGACAGTTTTGGAAGATGTAGCGACAGTTCTCCAGTCTCCCCAAGCCCAAGTATTCTTTTTAGACACAGAGAACTCTGTACCATCTATTGTATTAACACCATTAAAAGTACCTGTAGTAGAACTACTACCAGATTTTTTAATTTGTGTTGTCATCTCTACAAGTGATGAATTATCACTGTCAATTTTTGTACTATTCCACACTATTCTACAGTCACAATTGCTAGCAGTTGAAGAACCATCAATAGTACCACTACCAAATAATTGAATATTAAGTCTAGCCTTTTGCATAAGTTCCCCATCTCCTCTCACCTGTTTTAACAGTCACCAAGTAACCATCATTTTCTAAATCACTTAATTTTGTTGGAATATTAATACCTAAATCTTCTGATGTCTTATTTCCTTCAAGAACCACGCCATTAATTCTAGGTTTATTAGATAAGTTGTTGTAATTATTAGTACCAGTAGGACCACTATCTATAGTACTTATAACATTGTTCTCATCAATGACAATACCATCTCCTGCAGTGTATGTAACACCAGATGAGATCTCTAAGTTACCACTACCAAGTATTGATGTGTCATTTATTGTCTTAATATTTTCTCCTGATACTAGAGTATCTTGTTTAGTACTAAGGTCAACTATTTGTGCTATATCTCTCCATTTAGTGCCATCATATATGTACCCAGTCTTATCTGTAGTGTCAAAGTATATTTGACCTATTACTGGATTACTTGGAGCAGTTGCTAAGTTTTGTATTCTAGCATTTTGTAGTTCATTTTTGTTTAAGTCTATATTACTTAAATATCGCATTTTATCATCTCCTTAATTTATTAATTTTAGTTTAGATATGCTGTGCCTCCAAATGCTACACTAAATGTCACCCTAAGGTTATTTTTAGATATATAGGTTATATCCCCCATTACGACACTTCCTGTACTATCTACTATTGTCACACTAGGGTATTTACCTAGGTTATGTGTAATATCCCATATTTTGTCTGGTGTATCTTTTGTATAGATAAAGTTCTTATCTTCTCCTGTAAGTCCTAACTCACTACTTGTCTTATTCCCCTCTAAGATGACACCATTTATCTTAGGCTTATTCTCTAGGTCATTATAGTTACTTGTTCCACTACCCCCACCACTCTTATTTGCTAGAATGGCTTGTTTGGTCCTAAGTGGTGTCATATATGTTTTATTATCTACACCATTCTCAGCCTGTGATTTCGTTGCTGTTAACATTTATATTCACCTTCTTTCTATTCTTGTTTGATGGGTATTTTTTGTTTTAGTTTTGTGTTGTGTTTTGTGTTGGTTTTTTGTTTTGGTTTTTCTTTTGATATTTATATTATATCATTTTTTTATGAGAGAGACAATTGTTATTGATGCTATTATATACCCCACATACGTCAAATTATAAAGTACCTAACCAATTCAACTCCCACCTCCCACCTTTGGATACAGTAACAGATGGACGCATAGTATTTATTTATTTGTATATTATCTTATTTTAAATTTTAAATGTTTTTACTGTAAACACATTTATCATACTTGTGTACTGTCAACCAAGCCGGAATTGACTAACTCACTTGTTAAAAAAAAAAAAATTTACACATAGTTTATATGTAAAGTCCATATTTTATATGTATATACACATAAAATAAGTGTAAAAATTAATTTCACACGAATATCGTTTTTTATTTTTTGCCTGTGTTTACAGTAAACAATAGTATATTTTGTAACACTTTTGATACAAAAAGTAAAATGTTTATAATCAACATAAAAAATTTATATATAACTAGGTTATATATAACCAACAAAAAATGACAAAAAATAAAAAATTTATATATAACTAGGTTATATATAACCAACAAAAAATGACAAAAAATAAAAAACTTATCAAAAAGTGTTGACAAATAACCTTGTACTATGGTATAATGAGTTCATCAAGCAACAAAAGTTGACTTGATAAAATGATGTTTGACAATTTAAAACACTACTTAAAAGATAGTTGTAAGCGTATGTAAACGCGTGTGTATATCATATATGGACACGTAGGAATAGTACTATATGTACTATAGCGATTATTGAAATATAATTGAATGAGGTTGGCAACAGTTAGTGTGATAGTAAATAAAATAAAAATAAGGAAGTGGTAGAAATGAATAGTAAAATAATTAAAGTAAATAATAAATATAATGTTAAAATTACATATCATGATAATAGTGATATTAGATATTATAGATTAATAGATAATAATGATAAAGTTATCTAGGATGGTTACAATAGAGATAGTTTCTTAATAAGAGCGAATAAAGTAGTTAAGCTAACAAACAGTA